CAGGATACTAATATGAGCGATATATACGAAGCAGACCCATTATTGATGGAGCAATCTATCGAAGATTGGGTAATGACTAAGTGTGATGATTGGCGTGACCACTACGAGTCTAACTATTCTTACCGTTTTGACGAGTATTATCGTCTTTGGCGGGGTATTTGGGATGTTGCTGATAGCGAAAGAGCCTCTGAACGGTCAAGAATTATCTCGCCAGCCCTCCAGCAAGCGGTTGAATCTAACGTAGCAGAGTTAGAAGAGGCAACTTTTGGGCGTGGGAAGTGGTTTGATGTCTCCGATAATGTAGGAGATACAGATCGAAATGACGTACTTTTCCTGAGAAACAAGCTCACTGAAGACTTTGAGGACTGTAAAGTTCGTAAATCAGTTGCTGAATGCTTAATTAATGCGGCTGTTTTCGGCACAGGCATAGGCGAAATTGTCATCGAAGAAATGAAAGAGATGGCTCCTGCTACCCAACCGATTATGGGCGGTGATCTGCAAGCGGTCGGAGTTACAATTCAGGACAGGGTAAAGGTTAAGTTAAAGCCTGTTATGCCACAGAATTTCCTGATCGACCCTGTTGCAACGTCTGTAGAAGACTCAATGGGTGTAGCAATAGACGAATTTGTCAGTATGCACCAAGTAGAAATGCTCCAGGAGCAAGGTGTTTACCTCGACACTTACATTGGCCCTGCTGCTCCAGACACAGATTTAGAGCCAGACCAAGATCTGACTGTCTACCATGACAATAAAGTGCGTCTTACCAAGTATTACGGTCTTGTTCCCAGAGAAATGCTTGATAGCGCATTAGAGGAAGATGAAGAAGTAGAAGTAGAAGTTCTGACGGAAGAAGAAGCTGAATCCAGATACGTTGAAGCCATTGTTGTTATTGCTAACGGTGGTGTACTTCTAAAAGCAGAAGCTAACCCCTACATGATGCAGGACAGACCTGTTGTAGCGTTCCCGTGGGATGTAGTACCAGGAAGATTCTGGGGTCGTGGTGTCTGTGAAAAAGGTTACAACTCTCAAAAAGCACTCGATACTGAGCTTAGAGCAAGAATTGACGCATTAAGCTTAACAATTCACCCCATGATGGCAATTGATGCAACTCGTTTGCCCAGAGGTGCTAAACCTGAGATCCGTCCAGGCAAAATGATATTGACCAGTGGTGATCCTAGAGAAGTCCTACAGCCCTTTAATTTCGGGCAGGTTAACCAGATTACCTTTGCCCAGGCATCAGCCTTGCAACAGATGGTACAACAGGCCACAGGAGCCGTAGATTCAGCAGGTATTGCAGGGCAAGTAAATGGCGAAGCAACTGCTGCTGGTATTTCAATGTCTTTGGGTGCAATTATCAAAAGACATAAGAGAACTCTGATTAACTTTCAGCAGTCTTTTTTAATACCTTTTGTAAAGAAGGCAGCGCACCGATACATGCAATTTGACCCTGAAGGCTACCCTGTTGCTGACTACAAGTTTAACGCAACAAGCACTTTGGGTATTATTGCAAGAGAATATGAAGTTACACAGCTTGTACAGCTACTTCAGACAATGCAGCAAGATTCTCCTTTATACGCAACATTAGTACAGTCAATCATTGATAATATGAACTTGTCTAACCGTGAGGAACTCTTAGCCGCAATGCAGCAAGCTATGCAGCCTAACCCAGAAGCTCAACAAATGGCGATGGCAGCGCAGCAAGCACAGATTGCATTCCAGCAATCACAAACCGCAGCACTTAGCTCACAAGCAGAAGAATCATCTGCAAGAGCCGTTAAACTGGCGATTGAGGCTAACACTATACCTCAAGAGCTAGAAATTGATCTCATCAATGCTGTTACCAAAAACCTGAAGGAAGGTGACGCAGAAGATAAAGAGTTTGAGCGACGAATGAAGGTCGCCCAGACACTCCTTAAAGAACGAGAAATCAAGAGTAAAGAAAATGCTAACGAACCAAGAACTGGAAATGCTAATCAAGCAGGTGGAGAACCGATTCCAACCCCAATGGAACCGCTTAGAAGCGTTGGAGCGGAAGATCTCCTTTAACGAGGAATTACTGAATGCCGAAGCAAAAAGACCCAAGACTCGCAAGGCTAGGGTTAAAAGGGTTCAACAAGCCGAAGAGGACACCGAACCATCCTACTAAGTCACACCTTGTCTTAGCTAAATGTGAAGATGGCAGCGAGAGAACTATTAGATTTGGGCAGCAAGGTGTTAGAGGTACAGGGAAAAACCCTAAGTCTGCAAAAGACAAAGCTAGGCGCAAGTCTTTCAAGGCTAGACACGCTAAAAATATAGCGAAAGGCAAATGTTCAGCAGCATATTGGGCAAATCTCGTAAAATGGTAGGAGAGCTAAATGGCTAAAGGAATGCGTCATTACAAGCGTGACGGTACGTTGTTTGAAGGCAATACGCATAAAATGCCTAATGGCGACCTTCATTCTGGCAAAACACATGGCAAAACGTCAGTAAAGCTGTACCATTTCAAAGATCTTTCAGACAGAGCAAAGAAAAAAGCTAGGAGTCAGTAATGGCAGGATATTATCCACAACAAAAACCAAGCAAGAAGAAAGCTAATGGCGGCAAAAAGAAAACCAAAGGCAAAAAGAAAAAGTAAATCGCCTGATCCAGTTCCCAAGAATAAACAGCTTTATTCCAGGGTAAAGTCAGAAGCAAAACGTAAGTTTGATGTGTGGCCTTCAGCATACGCATCCGCTTGGCTGACCAAAGAATACAAGAGGCGAGGCGGAACTTATGCCTAAACCAGCGTCTAAACGGCGGCAACACCGTCAATCTTCCAAGCCAAAGACCAAGAAAACAGGGCTGAAGAAGTGGTTTGATGAAGAATGGATAGACGTTAAGACAGGCAAAAAGTGTGGTAGATCAGGCAAAGAGAAAAAAAGTCGTCCTTACCCTTCCTGCCGGCCTAAAGCAGTCGTTAAAAAGATGACTAAAGCTGAAAAAGAATCGTCAGCAAGGCGTAAAACAGGCAAAGCCAAGATAAAACACGCAGTTACCGCTTCTGGCAGGAGAAGAATTACAAGGAAAAAATGATTTTTTTGAAATATGCTGAATTGACGGTATAGTAATAAAAGAGGAAGATTATGACTCCAGAGCTTGAAGCTTATTTTGATAACTATAATCAGTTATTCAATCACGAAGGTTTCAAACAACTCATAGAGGAGCTATCCAACAACGCTAAACAACTGGCTGATATACAGTCAGTGAAAGATTTGGAAGAGCTTTTTTATCGAAAAGGCCAAGTTGCCGCTTTTGCAACAGTGATTAACTTAGAAAATACAATTACTCTTGCTAGAGAACAAGCAGAAGCCGAAGATTCAGAAGCTGTAAATGCTTAAAGTTTATGATTTTAGGTGTCCAAAAGGACACGTATTTGAAAGATTTGTCAGTAGTGGCACTGTAGCCAGTAGGTGCGGTTGCGGTGAAACTGCTACTAAAATGCTATCTGCCCCGTCTTTTATACTGGATGGGTCTACTGGGGATTTCCCTGGAAGGCACATGAAATGGGTAAAAGAACACGAAGAAGCAGGTAGGCGAAACTCATCTCCATAATGACTTGGTTCACGGAGTTTAATTATGTCAAGAGCGACAATGGTTGATCTACCTCCCGACGAGGAACAAGTAGACAGCGTTGACAGCGAAGAAACAGAGATTCAGCAAATAGCTGAAGAGGCAGTTGCCCCTGAAGCAAATGTTGAGCAACCTCAAGAACCTGCTTTGCCAGATAAATACCAAGGTAAATCTCTGGCAGAAATTGCACAGATGCACCAAGAAGCTGAAAAAATGCTAGGTCGTCAGTCAACTGAAGTAGGTGAACTTCGCAAAGTTGTAGATGATTACATTACTAATCAGACGCAACAATCAGCACCTCAACAGAACGTTGAGCCTGAAGATGACTTGGATTATTTTACAGATCCACAAGCAGCCGTTAATCGTGCTATTGAGAACCACCCTAAGATAAAAGAAGCTGAACAGTTTTCTACTTATCATAGGCAACAGGCATCTATAGCAGTCATTCAACAGAAGCACCCAGACATGCAAGAAATTGTAGATGATGAGGGCTTTAAGGAATGGATTAGGGAATCTCCTATTAGGAGTCAGTTATTTGTTGAAGCCAACAATAATTACAATGCGGATGTTGCTGACGAACTTTTTACGTTATGGAAATCGTTAAAAGGTTCAGCGCAACAAGTAGCTAATGTTGAAAAACAAGCTAGAAAGCAGCAAATTAGGGCGGCTAACACAGGTAACGCACAAGGCAGCGCAGAAGGATCGCGTAAAAAAGTCTATCGTCGGGCCGACATTATTAAACTGATGAAAGAAGACCCAGATAGATATCAAGCTTTATCAGAAGAAATTCTAAGAGCTTATTCGGAGGGTCGTGTCAAATAGTCTAATAGGAGATTGACTTATGGCTACGGCTACATATCCAGGTGCGGCTGGTAATACCGCAGTAACAGAAGCAGCAACTTTTATCCCCGAAATATGGTCGGATGAAATTATTGCCGCTTATCAGAAAAACCTGAAAATGGCTCCGCTTGTTAAAAAGATTGCTATGAACGGCAAGAAAGGTGACAAGCTCCATATTCCTAAACCCACTCGTGGTGATGCCAATGCGAAAGCTGCTGATACAGCGGTTACTATCATTGCCAACACTGAATCAGAACTGACTATCGACATTAATCGTCACTTTGAATACTCAAGGTTGATTGAGGACATCGTTGAAGTACAGGCTCTTGCGAGCTTGCGTCAGTTCTACACTGAAGACGCTGGTTACTCTCTCGCAGTGCGAGTAGACACTGACCTCCATGCCTGTGGCACTGGTTTTGGTGATGGTGGAGCCGTAGTACACGGTGCTGCTGCTACTGACTATCAGCACACAGGTTGTTTCTTCAATGATGGCGGTACAACAACTCAGTACACAGATGACACAGCAGTAGCTGCCGACATCTTTTCTGATGCGTTTTTCCGTGACATGATTCAGAAGATGGACGACAACAACGTACCAATGGAAGACCGTGTACTTGTTATCCCTCCTTCTGTTCGTAAGACAATCATGGGTATTGACCGATATGTATCTTCTGACTTTGTAACAGGTCAGGCAGTACAATCAGGTCTTATTGGTAATCTGTACGGCGTAGATGTTTATGTGTCTGCTAACTGTGCAACCATAGAAGCAGCAGGTGACAATACTGCATCTTCTATTGATACCCGTGGCGCAATGCTCTTCCACAAGGAAGCTATTGTTCTTGCAGAACAGCTATCAGTTCGCTCTCAAACCCAGTATAAGCAGGAATACCTCTCTACCCTGTATACGGCTGATTGCTTGTACGGTGTACAAGTGTATCGACCTGAAGCTGGTTTTGTCTTGGCTATAGCTGAGTAAGAACCCCAGGGGGTCTTTATGGCCCCCTTTTTTCCTTTTCTTTTTCCAATAGGAAGCTCAGATGTCCAATTACACTAAGACTACAGACTTCGAGGCTAAAGATAGTCTTCCTAGTGGTGATTCTGGCAAAGTTATTAAAGGCACAGAATTTGAAACAGAGTTTGACAATATATCTACAGCAATAGCGACTAAAGCTGATTTAGCTGGCCCTACGTTTACTGGAACACTAACAGCGGCTGTTTTGGACATATCAGGAAATGTTGATATAGACGGAACAACTAATTTAGACGCTGTAGATGTTGACGGTGCAGTACAGATAGACGGTGCTACTACCTTTGGTGTAGACGATACTGGCGTTGACGTTAAGTTTTTTGGTGCTACATCAGGAGCCTATCTGCTTTGGGATGAAAGTGCTGACAAGTTGTTAACCGCTGGCTCAACAGTTATTGACGTTGTTAAAGACAAGTTGCTTATCGGTGGTTCAGCCGTTACAACAACCGCAGCAGAATTAAACATCTTAGACGGTGTTACTTCTACAACAGTAGAATTAAATTTATTAGACGGCTCCAGTGCAGGAACCATAGCTAACTCTAAAGGAGTTATTTACGGTTCGTCTGGAGAAGTTAACGCAACTACTTTACAGATTGCTGGAAGTTCAATTACATCTTCCGCAGCAGAACTCAATATTTTAGACGGTAAAAGCTTTGTTGACGAAGATGATATGTCGTCCAACAGTGCTACAGCCATTGCCTCACAACAATCAATTAAAGCTTATGTAGACTCTATTACTGTGCCTTTAACGTCTTGGACATTAGAAGATGGTGACGGTACAGAGGTTAATGTTTCTAATGGTAAGGAAGTTAAGTTTGTTGAAGGCGGTGGTATAGACATTAACTGGACTGATACCGACAACGGTACAGACGGTGATCCTTATGATCTTACCTTTCAACTAGAAAGCACGGTAAACATTGCTACTAAAGGAACCTTTGGTGGAGCATCAGACGGTGTAGAGATAACGCAAGGTGCTATTGCTCTTAAAAACGGTGGAAGCGTATCTACACTAGATTTTTATTGTGAGTCGTCTAACGCTCACTACACTAGATTACAGTCTGCTCCTCACGCTTCTTATTCAGGAAACATAACGCTTACACTACCAGCCAGTGACGGTGACTCAGGCCAGTTCCTGCAAACTAATGGTAGCGGGGTAATGAGTTGGGCGGCTGCTGGCGGTGCTTACAACGATTGGACAATTCTTACAACAACGCCTACTACTTTAGCAGCAAAAGGTCAGTACGTTTGTAATGATACGACAGCGAGGACTCATACCCTCCCATCAGGGTCAGCAGGAGATACAATAGTTATTGCTAACGCTGGGTCAGCTACGGTAACAATCGCAAGAACAAGTAGTCAGAAAATTAACAGCGTAGCAGAGAACGGAACGTTGCCACAAGGTAATAGCGTCCAGCTAGTGTACGTTGACGGCACTATTGGCTGGTTCGCAATTTAAAGGAGAATATTTATGGCGGTTTTAGGTGCAACCGGTTTCGCAACAGTTGAAGAATACTTGTTTATTGAATCAACAACATGGAGTCCGTGGTGTAACTGTGAGGCTCTAGTTACTGTTGTTGGGTCTGGTGGATCAGGGGCAATAGGGAATATTTCAAGCAGCACATATTATAATGCTTGTGCGTCGGGAGGTGGAGCAGGAGCAGCCGCAAAAAGCAAACTGACGCTATCAAAAGATGTGACCTACACAATAACGGCAGGTGCTCGTGGAGCAGCCCCATCAGCTAGCACCTCAGGGACTGCTGGCGGCGCTGGAAATACTTCCTCTTTTGCTGGATCAGACATTACCGATATGTCAGCGAATGGCGGTGCTGGTGGCACAGTTGCTTCAGGAAATGCTCACGAAAATGTATCTTTAACCGGAGCCGCAGGAGGATCAGCAGGATCTACAGGCAACCTATGGAATACCGCAGGAGGTAGCGCAGGAAACATGACGTTATCTTTTTCGTCTCCTACAAACCATTACAGCAATTCTTATGGCACTGGTGGAGGGTCTGTTGGAATTTATGGGTACAACGGATTTAGCTCTGGCAATGTCGCTAATTCAACCAACACTGTATATTCATACAGATTCTGTGGAACAGGTGGGGCTGGAACAGGGGCAGGAACGGGAACCGCAGATCCAAATCAAGGAAATTTGGGAGGGCAAGGTGGACCGGGATTAAAAGGAGCAACAACGGCTAACGATAATAGTTTAGGCCAATCTGGAACACCAGATAATTTAATGGCTTACCCGCCGAACAACCGCATAACGTATCATTATGGGGATTCAACGATACCCGTTTATCATGCAGGTTGGCTTAGTGGCAACTACACTGCACACGGAGAGGCGGGAATAGGTGTTGGCGGTCGCTCTTCAAGTAATAACAATGTATATGCTTGCGCTGGTTTCTTCGCAGGAGGAGGTGTGCAGATTGGTACTGGGACGCAAGCCCAAAGCGGGGGAAAGGCGTTTTTGGGAGGAGGCGGTGGACCTTATCTTGCTCATTCTTCTTCAACAAACAATCAACCGGGGCAGGGTGGACAGGGTTTTATTCACATTCAAATTATAAAATGGAATATTTAAGATGGCTTTTTATGAAGTTTTAAATGATTCAAACGAAGTCGTTAACACGATAGCCGCAGATGAGCAATTCATGGCAGCAAACCATGATAATTATCGGTTGGTTCCTTCTCCAGATACTTCAGATATAGAAGGTAGGGCTTGGAGAGATGCTGAGTTAGCAAGAACCGACATTATTGCTCAGACTCCAGATTGGCCTGATCGAGACGATTGGTTGACGTATCGAACAACACTGAGAAACTGGCCCAGCACGGATTCGTTTCCTGCAACAAGACCAAACGATCCTGATTATGTTGCGCCTGTAACTGGCGACGGTCCTCCTCCTCCTTAATAACAAGAGGTTTACTTGATTAACAACTTAAAAGCTGTTGCTGGTTAATGAAAGTAAATGAATCTACATTTGTACAGCAAATTAGCTGGCAAAAGATCGCTAATGAGAAACAGCAACAGTTAGAAGCTGCTGCTAAAGGACAAGCATTGAAGAAGATGCAAGAAGAGCAACAGTTTGAAATCTATAAAGCAAAAGGTAAAAGACTAGAGGTTGAGTCTGTTTCTTTATCTAACCAAATAAATATAGAGGTTTAAGTGTTGGATAAGCTAGAGGCACATGAGCGTGAATGCGCTCTCAGGTTCAAAAGCATTGAAGAACGTTTAGAGCGTGGATCTGCCAGGATGGATCGCATGGAATACCTTTTGTGGGGTGTATATCCGTTTATTCTAGCTTCAGTATTTTTAGCGCGGTATCTGTGAAAACCCATGTTAGAAGTCGCAGCAGTTCTGTCAGCTCTGAAGGCTCTGAACGAAGGATTAGCTACCCTCAAGGAAACAGCAGGTCATGGGAAAAGTTTACAAGGTCTGGTTGGTAAATGGGGAGAAGCTTCAGAGAAATACAATGACGTAGAAAGAGCGAAAGCTGGCAAGATGTCATACAAAGAAGCTCTTGCTATGGAATCTGCTAAACGTCAGTTAGAAAATTTTGATCGACAGTTTAAAGATATTTGCCTGATTCAAGGTCAAGGAGATCTTTACAACAGTGTTAAAACTCGAATGCACGAATCTCGCATAGCTCACGAAAAAGAAATTGCAAGGATTAAGAAAAGACGAAAAGAAATTAAAGGATACATACAGTTAGGCGGCACAATCGCATTTGCCTGGGTGTTTTTTATGCTGTGTGTTTGGGCAGTAGTTTGGGTACTGGAGAACAGCCCCGTTGAATGATTATAGCCTTCTTATTAGTGGTAATAGTCAGCGGCGAGACTGTTTCTGATGACAGAATGCTGTTTGAAAGCATTTATAGATGTAATGAGTTTGCTATTGCTATCGAAGAGGGGCGAGGTAGTTCAGAGAATATAAAGAGGTATCGAATGCAAAAGAATGTAAGTGCGTACTGTATCCCAAAGATGGTTCCACGTGGAACAGAGTTATTTGAATGATAAAAATAGTATCAGTTTTAATAATATTATTAATTTCTAGCTGTTCTTCGATACCAACTTGCGGCACTAAATCTATAAAAATACAGCTACCTTCAGCGGTTCCCTTTATGGGCAATGAGCCGTTTGAAATATCCAGAAGCAATGACCACGTTGACTGTGAATTAGATCCTGATGAAAGGAATCCAGATGATTAGTCATCAAGATCTCAGTCATTATTGCGCTGAAAGCTATCGAGAGTCGGACTTTGAAGAATCTAACATTGAAGTCATTGTCAGGGAGAATGTATTCGCTTTTCGCGGAACAGATGAACCTAAAGACGCGATTCGAGATCTGAGAATCCTGCCACTATGGACACGTGAACTCGGCTGGTGTCCGGCGGGATTTCTCAGGGCATCTAAAAGGCTGGTTAACAAAGTGACCAGTGTTTGTTTAGAGCGAGACATAGATCATAAAAAGATTGAGTTGACAGGGCATTCTTTGGGTGGTGCGGTGGCCTTAATAGTTGGCGCTCTGATGACTAGGGATGAGATACCACCGTTACAAATCGTAACATTTGGCGCACCCAGATGTGGACGATTAAAGATATTAGACCAAGTACCAGTAACGATGTACCGACACGGTAAAGACATTGTGCCAATGGTTCCCCCTTTGATGAGAAGACATACAAAGCTGTTAGAGTTTGGCAAGCCTGGGAAGAGCTATATTAAAGATCATTTCATGTTGAACTATGTAAAGATGAATAAATCTCCAGATTATTACTGATGAACCCTAAAAAACTAGAACCAGAAAGCAGCTACGCTAGATATGACACTGACGGTGATGGTGTAGTGACTGATGATGAACTAGAGATCAGTGCGCGACTGCAAGAACTAGAAATGCTCCATGAAAAGTCAGATGCACAACGCAATATGGTTTGGTTCGCCTTATTTGGAATGCTCCTGTACCCGTCTGGCGTAGCTATCTGCTCTTTTTTAAACATGGACGATGCCGCCGTTTTGCTGAGTGATATGGCAAATATGTACTTTCTGGCTACGGGAGGTGTAGTCAGCGTGTTTTTTGGAAGTCAGGTATTTGCAGGTAAGAACAAATGATGGATTTGGCGGTAGGGATGTTTCTAGGTTTTTGTATTGGTTATATCGTTGCGAGGTATAGATGAGCGTTGATGTAACAAAAGTGTATGAAGAAATAGCCGCTGATGAAGGGAAAATCCTGCACTGTTATATGTGTAGTGAAAACCACAAAACGGTAGGTATTGGTCATAAAGTGTTACCAAATGACCCAGAAGCTAATCTTCCTGTACACGGAGCCTATGATAATGTCCCTGAAGAAGAGGGGATTACTGAAGAACGGTGCTATGAGCTATTTCAAAATGACATACAAATAGCTATAGAAGGTTGTCAAGTAATATATGATAATTGGGAAGAACTCCCCCAAGAAATGCAGCATATTTTAACAAATATGTGCTTTCAACTAGGACAAGGTGGATTAAGCAGGTTCAAAAACATGAATTCTGCTGTATCACAAGAAGCCTGGGGTATGGTTTCGCTCGAAATGATGGATTCAAGGTGGGCGCAACAGACTCCAGAACGTGCTGCAAGGCTAAGAGATAGAGTTCTAGCCATGACAGGGGAAGAATAATGGCCCTAGCAGGTCTTTTTCAGAATATAGGCGTAGATGATGCTGCTGAAGCTAAAGCAGTTATTGACAAAATCCTTAACCAAAGGACATCTGAGCTTACGCCTAAACAGCAGGGAATGCTTGGAACAGGTATCTATAGGGATATTTCTGAGCAACTAGACGTTAAAGACGCTGCTGGCAACCAGATTACCCGCACCAGTAAAGTAGCCCTTCCTTCAGGTCAAATTGTTGAATCAAGGCACTCACCTAGAGTAGCAGCTAATATGTCTACATCACTAGCTGCTGGAGGAGGAGATGATGACGTAGAAATTTATGATTTAGACACTTTTATAGACTCTGTTCAAGATGCAAACCTACGTGCGTTTTATTTATGGTTGAAAAACGAATCTAGGCAAGGCGGTGAAATAAACAATGTAATGGAGCTTTTGCAAGCTGCCTCTAATTATGACGAAGCCGATGTTACTAATCTTGTAAAAATATTAAAAGGAGAAGAGGTTAGTACAGAAGATAATTTAGATGCAGACGATGAATTAATGAATGGGGATCAAGCAGCACAAGATTTAGAGCTTGAAAAATATACTCTGATGCTTCAGCAAATGTCGGAAGCTGAATTAGCTAAAATTTTAGAAAGCGACAATGAGTTAGATAAAGAGCTTTCAAAGCTTCTTGATAAAGCTTTACTTAGCGGTGGTGGGTTTGGCATAAAAGTTTATGGTGAGCCAGGAGGGCGTAAAACACTAATTATTAATACTGGCATTCCTTTTATAAAGGACGGTATTTTAGAAATAGACATAACTGACGAAAACGGAAACAATGTTTTTGCTAGTTCTGCTGCTGCAAAAATAGGAGAAATATGGGGCGATATACAAAGTCTTCCTGAAGACCTTTTAAATAAAGCTTCAAAGATTTTAGGTGAACTTGAAGACGTTGGTTCAATAAACAGCGTAGGGGATATTCTTGATATAGCTGGTAACGTAATTGGAAGCATTTTTGACTCAGAATTTGAAGGTGTTATTGACCCTAGCGTTTGGTGGGTAGGCGATCTTATTAATAGGGTAAATACAGAAGTTATACCGACGCTTCGTTTAGACGAAGGTTCTCAAAATGGTGAGCCATCCGATGGTGAGCCATCTGATGGTGAGCCAGGGCCAAGTGATCCAGAGCCAGATGGCACTCCTTCCGATGGTGAGCCACCTGATGGTGAACCCCCGCTAGATGGTGAACCCCCGCCTGATGGTGAGCCGCCTGATGGTGAGCCGCCTGGTGATTTAAGCCAGCAACCCCAAGATGATGATTCCTCACAAGACAACCAAGGTGGTCTTGGTACAGGGCTAGGCGACGACACAAACATAAACGACAGAAAGCGAGAAGAAGAAAATCCAGGTGGAGATAAACCACCAGCAAAAAATGTGTTAAATCAAGGCCCAACAAAAGATACACCAGATGATAAGGATATTATAGAAGACCCTGGCCCTGACCCTGTAATTAGTTGTTTTGTTGCTGGAACAATTATCAATATGGCAGATGGATCGTTTAAAAATATTGAAGATATACAGTCTGGTGATGTTGTTCTTGCAAAAGACGGGTTAACAGACATTGTTTCTAGCGTTCACGATATTTCTGAAGAGGTAAGAACTCTTTGGACTATAAACAATAGAATTGTTGCAACAGAATCTCATCCGTTTCTTACTGAAGAAGGTTGGAAGTCTAATAATTCGGAAGCTTCAAAAGCACTTTATAGTTCTGATGGCATTGAAGTAGGAAAATTATCTGTAGGCGATAATCTTGTTTCTATTAACGGACTAGAAAAAGTTAAAAGTCTTTCAAGCGAAGAAAAGCTAATAAAAGTTTATAACTTTACAACAGCAACAACGCACACTTATGTAGTTGATGGAGTAGTTGTTCACAATAAAAGCTATCCAGAAGAAGATCCCCCTCGTGTAGACGATTCTACTGAAGTTGTAGACCCTCCTGTTACATCTCCTCCACCAGAAGATACTCCCCCTACTAGCGGCGGCGGCGGTGGTGGCGAAGGAGGATTGTTTGGAACCGAAGGTTTATCTTACATGGATAGATTAGGTTATAACTTTCCTCAATTTGTGGGGGTAGAGATGCCTCAAACAGATTACAACCGTCAACTTAATAATATAATAGAAGAGAACCTGTTCTCTGACACTAAAAAAGGAATGTTCGGCTAATGACTTATTTAAATTTAGTAAACAGTGTCCTTAGAAGATTGCGAGAAAATGAAGTAGCTACTGTTCAAGCAGACTCTTACAGCAAGTTGATAGGCGATATTGTTAATGATGCCAAGGATCTTGTAGAAAGCGCGTGGGATTGGTCTGCACTAAGAACAACGTTAGCTATTAATACTGTTTCTGGCACATCTAATTACTCTCTGACAGGTAGCGCAGATAAAGTAAAAGAGTTAAATGTTATTAACGATACGTCTAATCTTGTTATGCAGTACCAGACTAATAACTGGTTTGACGAGCAATATCATATAAACACTCCGCTTTCTGGCGCACCCAGGTACTACACTTATGGCGGTGTAGATACTAACGGCGATCAAACGATAGACGTTTATCCTAAACCTGATGCGGTTTACGCATTAAGAGTAGATGTTGTAAAGCGAAACGCAGTATTAAGTGCTGATTCAGACGCTTTAGATGTCCCAGAATCTCCTGTTGTACAGCTTGCTGTAGCCCTAGCTACTAGAGAACGTGGAGAAACAGGCGGTACGTCTACAGGAGAATACTTTCAGATTGCTAACAGATATCTGGGTGATGCTATTGCACATGATGCGGGTAGACACCCTGAAGAACTGATCTTTTATACTCCTTGAGAACAATATGGCGCAACAGTTAAAAAGCATTAACCTTGTCGCACCAGCGTTCAAGGGCGTAAACACAGAAGACTCTCCAATAGCTCAAGACCCTTCTTTTGCTGAAGTCGCTGATAATGCTGTAATTGACCAGCGTGGACGTATTGCTGCTCGTAAAGGGCTTAGTGTTACAACAACAAACAAAACTCAATTAGGTTCTGGAAAAGTAACGGCTATAAAAGAGTTTAAAAATGATGCTGGCACAACCAAGATATTCTCAATAGGTAATAATAAAATATTAAGCGGCACAACTACGTTAGCCGACGAAACTCCTGGTGGTTACAGTATTTCTGCTAACGATTGGAAGATGGTTAACTTTAACGACAGTATTTATTTCTTTCAGCGTGGCTATCAACCTTTAATTTATAATACAGTAGCATCAGGCACATCAGGTGGTGCTAATAGTAATGTCGTTACGTTAAGCTCAGTTAATAGTGCTGCTGGCTTAACATCTGCAATGTACGGTAATGAAGTTCTTGCAGCGTATGGTCGGTTATGGACAGCCGACTTTTCTACGGATAAATCTACTATTTATTGGTCTGACCTGTTATCAGGGCATATCTGGACAGGAGGTTCATCAGGATCTATAGATATTTCTAAAGTTTGGCCTGACGGTCACGATGAAATCGTTGCTCTTGCTGCTCACAATGACCATTTAATTATTTTTGGCAAACGAAGCATTGTTGTTTATTCGGGTGCAGATGCTCCTGCCTCAATGGCATTGGCAGACACTGTTTCGGGTATTGGTTGCGTAGGTAGAGATACCGTTCAAAATACAGGAACAGACCTTATTTTCTTGTCCCACATGGGTCTTAAAAGCTTTGGCAGGACTATTCAAGAAAAGTCTATGCCAATAAATAATTTATCTGGAACAATCACTAAAGACATAATTGCGCTAATTGTTTCTGAAACAGAGTTTTTTAAGTCGGCTTACTTTCCTGAAGAAAACTTTTATCTTTTAACTTTTACAGGATTTAATACAACATTTTGTTTTGATATAAGAACCACATTGCCAGAAAACGGTTCTTACAGAGTAACACGCTGGCCTGGAACTGGATTCACCTGTTATGACCGTAAAGCAAACGGAACTTTGTTAATTGGTGGATCACACGGCGTTGGTCTTTACTCAGGATATTTAGACAACGGGCAGACGTATCGTTTTCAATACACAAGTCCTGAGTTGACGTTTGGTGACATAACCAAGTTAAAGTTTGTTAAAAAATTAAGACCTGTCATAGTTGGCGGATCAGGAGCTTCAGTCTATATAAAGTGGGCTTATGACTTTAAATCATCGTCTGGTTCATCGTTTATAGATTTAAGCACTCAGGCTATCGCTTACTTTAATGAGTCAGAATTTAATGTAGGTCAGTTTTCTGCTGGAGAACTGGTAACAACAAAACTAGGCGTTAATGCTAACGGAAGTGGTGGTAGTGTATCTATCAACATGGAAGCAGACATTA